CGTATTGAAAAGAAAATAAAAGAAGCGAGTAAGTCTGTTCCAGATAACTCAGAACTAATTGAAAAGCACATTATCAATTCAGAAGATTTAATTTTTCCTATTGATATTTTTCCAAAACCTATGCAAAACTACATAATGGAATGCAATCAAAAATTAGATTCTAATATTGATTATATGGGTTGTTCTTTGATTTGGTTAATTTCTGTTTGCGTTGGAAATTCTATTGAAATTGAAGTAAAAAAAGGTTGGATAGAAAATGCAAGTGTTTGGTTATCTTTAGTCGGTAAGGCTGGTATTGGTAAAACACCAAGTATAAACAATATTATATTTCCATTACAAAAAATAAATAGTAGAGAAATTAAAAAATACTATAAAGAAATGGAAAAATATGACGCTTACAATTCATTACCACCAAAAGAAAAGAAAGATTCTTTAGAAGTTACGCAACCGAGTAAAAGCCAATTTATCGCAAATGATATTACTCTTGAAGCTTTAGTAGATTTACATCAAGATAGTGATAATGTAGTAGGTGTTTTTAAAGACGAACTTGCAGGATGGTTAAAAGATATGAATAAGTATCGTGCCGGTTCCGATTTGGAATTTTGGTTATCTTGTTGGAGCGGTAAAAGTGTTTCTTTTAATCGTAAGACTGCAAAGAGTTCATTTGTTGAAAAACCTTTTATTCCTGTTTTAGGAGGTATTCAACCAAGTATTTTAAATTCATTTTATACTGAAGAAAATAAAGATAATGGTTTTATGGACAGAATGTTATTGTCTTTTCCTGATAGCGTAATTGAATTGTATAATGAAAACGAAATGGAATATGAGGTTTTAGATTGGTACAAAGAAAATATAGTTTCTTTTTATGATACCTTAAAAAGAATTATAAAAAGAGATTCTGAAAATAGTATAATGCCATTAACGGCTGTTTTTTTACCTGAAGCTAAAGAAGAATGGAAAAGAATTTTTAATAAGATTTCTAACTTCCAAAATGATGATAATGAAAATGAATATTTAAAATCGATGTATCCTAAACAAAAAAGTTATATACCTAGATTTTCATTATTAATTCATGTGTTTGATGAATTTTTTAGCGAAGGAGGTAATAGTTTAGGTATTTCAAAAGAAAGTGTCTTAAAAGCTGAAAAATTGAGTAATTATTTTATTGCAACTGCTAAAAAAGTAAAGGTAAATTCTATTGAAATAAGTAGTATAAAATCACTTGTTCGAGATGGTAAAAATGCATTTGATAAATTAAAACTTATTTATGCAGAAAACAAAGATTTTAACAGAAGTCAAACCGCTGAACTTTTAGGAGTTTCAAGAATGCAAATTACAAGATATTTAAAGAAAATAGACGAAAAGAAGTAAAATGTTACACTTATGTTACAGTAAAATGTTACAGTAAAAAATCAATAAAATAAGGGTTTAAGGTATAAAAAGTGTAACATGTTACACGTTACACCTAGTTTTTAAAAAATAAATTAAAATAAAAAAATGAAAAAAAAATTACTCCAACTGTAACATGTTACAGTAAAAACGTTCTTAAGCCTTGAAAACATTGAAAAACAGGTGTAACATTTAGGTGTAACATATGTTACAGTATGTTACAGTCGTGTTACACTTAAAAAAAACGAATTATGCAATACAATTTATTACAAAAACATTATGATTTACAATGTGAATCATTCATATCAAATTACATAGATTATCAATTATTTGATAAGTTAGAAAAAGAATATTTATTAAAAGTTAAATTATTTATGATATGTATGAATTAAGAGAACCTCAAGTTATAACTTATGAAAAAATTAAAAAAGCTATTTCTAATAAAAATAAACGAATTTTAGTAATGGCTTGTACTGGATTTGGTAAAACAATTTTGTCTTATCAAATTATAAAAAATGCTAACTTAAAAAATAATTCAGTTTTATTTACAAGTCATAGAATTGCATTAGCTGAGCAAACAAAGAAAAAATTTAAAGATATTGATGTAGATTATCTTCAAGGAGAAAATAATGTTTTTAATGAAGATTATAAATGCTTAGTAGCTACACTTCAAACATTAGCTAATACAGAAATAAAAGAACCTAAAATTGTAATTATTGACGAGGTTCATTATGCTTATGAAAGTGGATTAATTCAGAATTTATTTATTAGATTTCCAAACGCTATATTTATAGGTTTGTCAGCTACGCCTGTTGATAATAATGATTGTCTTTTAGATGGGTTTGATTGTATGATTGACGATTACCAAACAGAAGATTTAATAAAATTAAAATGGTTAGTTCCTTTTAAAGTATTTGCGCCATTTACAATTAATACTTCTAATGTTAAATTAAAAGGTTTTGATTATGATAACAAAGAATTAGAATTAACTATAAATAAAGAAGATATTAATAATTCAATAGTTGAAAATTATATTGAATATGGGGAAAAAAGAAAATTTATAGTATTTGCAACATCAAAAAAACATTGTCAAGATTTACAAAAATCATTTACGTTAAAAGGATTAAAAACAGAAGTTATAACTGCTGACACATCAAGTAAAAAAAGAGATAAAATATTATTAGATTATAAAAACAATTTAATAAATGGGTTAATTTCTATTGAAATATTAACTGCTGGGTTTGATGAAGAAAGTTTGTCTTGTGTAATTTTAGCAATGAAAACTAAACAATGGAAAAAATATGTACAATGTGCTGGGCGTGGAATTAGATTGTTTGGATTAACATATGAAGAAAGTGTTGTTAATGGTAAGCCTTATTGTGTTTTATTAGATTTATGTGGAAATATAGAAGAACATGGATTACCAGATAATAGAAAAGAATTTAAAATTAAGACTAAATTATCTAAAATAATTGATAAACAATTAGGGTTAAATGAAAATATTGAACAATCAAAAAAAATATTCAAGGAAATTACAGAAGAAAAACAAGTTTTCTTAAAACAAATAGGTTCTTTGTTGGATTTATACGATGGTAAAATTTACAATTCAGAAAGCGAATTACAAGAAGATGTAAATAGTTTTTTAGATAAAACAAATTACTTTTATTGGCGTCAAAATTCTGGTAAAATGTTTAAAGATGGTCGTTGGATTCATTTTGCATCAAAGAGCGGTTTACCAGATAATACTGTTTTTTATAAAAATAGCTCATTATTTTTCGGTTTAGAATTAAAATTAAAAAAAGGTAGATTAACAGACCACCAGTTAAAAACTTTACCAGAAATGAAAAGAAAAGGAGTTTTGTTTTTTATATGCGAAAGTATTTATGATGTATTTATGAGTATATTGCATATTGAAAATAACATAATTGATAACGAAGATTATTTTATATTAGATAGAAATATTTATAATTTACCAGATTGGCAAATTGAATTACAAACTAAACTAAAATTATGAAAACCTACTGTAAGTTTTTATATTAAAATTATTTTTTGTATATTTGCCTTATAGGAGTGGTCGCCTAATTAACAATATTATATAAATTCCAGCAATGATAAAGACGACCACCTTTTGACTTGCTGGTTTTTACGTTTATGATAGGTATTTACAAAATTACAAGTCCGAGTAATAGAGTTTACATCGGACAATCAACAAGTATTACAACAAGATTTAAATATTATAAAAAATTAACTTGTAAAGGTCAGGTTAGGCTTTATGAGTCTTTGAAAAAACACGGTGTAGAAAAACATATTTTTGAAGTAATAGAAGAATGTGATATCGAATTTCTTAATGAACGTGAAAGACACTGGCAAGAATTATATAATGTAATTAGTGAAAAAGGATTGAATTGCAGATTGACAAAATCTTCTGATAGAAGCGGAAAATTAAGTGATGAAACCAAACTTAAATTATCTATTTCTGCTAAAAACATATCAAAAGAGGTTAGAGAAAAAAGATCTAAAAATAGAAAGGGTAGAAAACATTCTCAGGAAACATTAAAAAAAATGTCTGATTTTCAAAAAAGTAGAAAAGATAATGATTACTTAAAAACTATTAATTGTAAAAAAGTAATTAATACATTAAGTAATAAAATATATAAAAGTTTAAAAGAAGCTTGTGACGCAGAGGGTTATAAGTACGGTTATACATCAAAAAAACTTTCTGGAAAACAAAAAAATAATACTTTATTAAAATATTTGTAAATGCGGACATATTGCAAACATTGCTTGAATAGTTGCAAAACTTTAGATGTAAAAGAAGGTTGTCCTAAATACAAAACAGAGGACATTACACAAATAAGAAAAAACTTCACACCAGAAAACAGAGCAAAAATAATGTATTTCGATTATGGTGTAGAAATAAATCATTACGATAACATTGTTAAATTTAAAGAGATATGAAAAGAGTAATTTTAGAAAGTCCATTCGCTGGAGAAGTTGAAAGAAATATTGATTATGCAAGAAAGTGTGTAAGACATTCGTTAAGCTTAGGAGAAGCGCCAATTGCAAGTCATTTGCTTTACACGCAAGAAAATATATTAAATGATGATATTGAAGAAGAGCGTATGTGGGGAATTAACGCAGGTTTAGTGTGGAAAGAAGTAGCTGATTTACAAGTTTTCTATATTGACTATGGTTATTCAAAAGGAATGCTTTACGCTAAAGAATACGCAGTTAAAAATAATATACAAATTGAAGAACGAAAAATATTATAATTATGAAACAAAACTTAGGCATACCATACATGGGAAGTAAAAGAAAATTAGCTTCTCAAATATTAGAAAAAATAACTAATAGACACGAAAATATAACAGACTTTTACGACTTATTTGGTGGTGGTGGTTCAATTAGTTTTACTGCAGTTAGGAATTATCGCTTTAATATTCATTATAATGAATTAAATAAGCACATTTATAGTTTAGTGGAGTACTTGAAAAACACTAAAGAATTAGAACCAAAGTTTTATGAATGGGTAACTCGAGAAGAGTTCCATAAACAAATAAACAAAAGTAATGACGAGGCGGATTGGTTTAGCGGTTTTGTAATGAGTTGCTGGAGTTTTGGTAATAGTCAAAATTCATATCTTTATGGTGCTGATATTGAAAACATAAAACGATTAGCACACGAATTTATTGTTAACGGTTGTTTAGATAGTATGCGTGAAATTGGCGTTGATATTCCAAGTTTATTAAATATTAAGGATATTCAAAAAAGACGCATTAAATTTTGTAATTTTATAAAAAAAGAGGATAAAAACAGATTTGATGTTCAAAGCCTTGAAAGAATTGTGCAATTAGAACGCATACAGAACCTACAGAACCTACAGAACCTACAGACAAATAACACAAGTTACGAAAAAGTTTTGATACAAGGAAGAAATCCAGTAATTTATTGTGATATTCCATACAAAGGAACTGGCGAATACAAAGAGGGTGGTTTTAATCACGATGCTTTTTATGAATGGTTTAGTAATTTAGATTATCCAGCCTATTTAAGTGAGTACGATGCGCCATTTGAAAAGATTGAAATGTTTAAGCACAGAAGTAGTTTATCAGCTACAAATAATAAAAAGAAAGTATTTGAGTCTGTATTTTGGAACGGAAAAGGAAACATAATAAAAAATACACTTTTTTAGTTGCGTATTAAAAAAACATTTTATAAATTTGCTAATGTCAATAATGGAATGGTACTCCTAGACGAAAAAATAAACGAATAGCCTTTTAGGAAATCAACTGTACCATAGTTGAGAGTATTAAAAGGCTTTTTTAATTTAAAATATTATGAAAACTAAAATCGAAATTAAATCAATCTTTGGTAAAGTATTATTCACTTACGAAAATGAAGACGCAACTATTAAAGATGCAGTAGAAAAAGCTATTCAAGAAAAAGTATCTTTAGAGTATGCGGATTTACGTTCAGCGAATTTACGTTCAGCGAATTTACGTTCAGCGGATTTAAGTTCAGCGAATTTAATTTCAGCGGATTTAAGTTCAGCGAATTTAATTTCAGCGGATTTAAGTTCAGCGAATTTACGTTCAGCGGAAAATAAAGAAACTGCATATATTCCAATGTATTGTAAATGGTGTTTTTCAATAATTGGAGATAAAATAAAGATAGGGTGTAAAGAGAAAACTATTGAAGATTGGGATTTATTTTTTAATTCAGAAGAAGTATATTCAACAGAAAGAAATACAGAAGAATTTAAACAAATACAGGCGTGCTATGAAGCATGTAAGGCTTATTTAACTTTTTTAAAATAATTAATAATTCCGCACTGATTTAACTATTGGTGCGGTAATTTAAAAAAATATAGATTATGAAATTACAATCACACTTACAGTACGAAAACTCATTAGATTTACAATTTTTATCTGATGCTGAATTTAGGATTAAAAGTAAAAACCACAGAGTTTTTCAATCAAAAAAATTAGAGTTAGGTGATTTTGTTCCGTGTGATGAATATGGAAATGTTTTGGAAGAAAAATGTATTTTTAACACTACCGATGAAGATTATATTTTTAATTCTGATGCTTTTGATAAATACCAACAAGCAAAAGAAAAAGTTTTGTTCGAGGGGTTTGAAGTTTGTAATAGAACATCAAAAATAAATTGCGTAGTTCATAAAGAAGACCACATAACATTAAGTTTATTAAAAGAAAAAACAATCGAATATTTAGTTAATCGAAATCTAACACTAACACCAAACGCAATTAAACAATTTAATTTAGAAATTATGCAAAACAATTTTAAAATAAAAATATTTCAAAATGATGAATTAAATGCTTTCGGAGCATATGCTTCAAAATCTATTAAAAACGGCTTAGGAATAGTTCTTTTTAATTTAGAAGCTAACTTAGAAACAACTTTAGAACATAAGGATATTTCGTTTAAAGAAATGTTTGTTGAAACTATAATGCACGAAGTAGGACACGCTTTAGAAGAATTTTACGATTTAAATTTTAGCGAGGAAAGAATCGATAAAATTATAGATAGTTATAGAGAAAAATATAGAAAAGAAATAAAAAAACCATGTACCAAAACACAAAAGAACTGAAAGATATATTCGGAATTGATATCACAGAAAAGAATAGAACAACGCCTTACATAGCGTTAAGAGCTTTTTATGCTGATAATAGAATAAAACAATTGAAAGGAAACATCACAAGTAAATACAAAACCGTTTCAAAAGAAATAGGATGCGGACGAGACAACGTGTATAACTTGCTTAAAAAAGGCGAACTATTTAAAAAGGACGAATGTATCAAATTTATATTTGAAGCCTTTAAAACGAAAGATAAGGCGTTATTAAAAGAATATGAAAAGCAATTAAGAAAGACACGAGCGTTAAGTAAAAGCGCAAAGAGTTTGAAAATGTTTAACGACGGTATAAGTTACGCACAAATACCAAGTCAAATAGCTAACAACGAAAAGACCATTATTAAAATGAGCAACCTAAAACTTGCGGAATTTTTAAGACTCAATAAAGAATTTAAACACCAACTTTGGGGCGTTCCAGTCCGAAATATTTCACCTAATCAATGGGAGCAAGTAAAAAAAATAAACCCTAAAATGTTTGAATCAATAATAAATCACTAAATTTGTAATTATGAAAAGAATATCACTAACATACGCACTAGCTTTAGCAATCAATCTAATTGGTTATTCTCTATCAATCTATTTTATAGGGTGGCAATTTACAGGAGTAATGTTTTTATTAATTTGGGCGAACAATGCAGAACGAACTTATAGAGGGAAGTAATGAAAGAAGAAATCAATAAAGGCGGTGCTCCAGATGGAAATACTAATGCTGAAAAGTGGGATTTATTAACTACTGAAATGCTTTTCGATGATGTTTTGAAATACATTCAAAAGACACCAAAATGCAGAAGTTTGTCGGAAGCCATAGTTGAGGTTGGGGAATATGAGGAGCTTATTTCTTACTTATTAAATAAATACCCTAATGTTGTTTTTAAATCAATAAAAAAAGCAAAGGATATTGTTAAGAATAGATTAGTTCAACAAGGGCTTGATGGAGATGCAAACGCAACGATGGCAATCTTTATTTTAAAGAATAATCATAACTTCACAGATAAGCAACAAACAGACGTTACAACTAACGGAAAAGAAATTTCTAACAATCCAATAATCCAGTTTATCGATAACGATACAGATGGCGATTAAATTCAGTAAAAAATACCAACCATTATTTAAGCTATTAGAAAAAGATAACTTTAAAGAAGTTGATATTGTAATTCTAACTGGTGGTCGTTCGAGTGCTAAATCTTTCGGTGTTGCTTGTTTATCTTTATTAGGGTTAGTTATGAAAGGCTGGAACGTGCTTTATACACGTTTTACAAACGCAAGTATAACCGATTCAATTAAACCAGAAGTTGATGATAAAATAGAACTGTTAGGTTATGAAAATGTAGTTACCTCAACTAATACACATATCGAACACAAAAGTAATAGAATAGCTTTTAAAGGAATAAAAACAGGTTCTAAACAACAAACCGCTAACCTTAAATCGTTAAGCGGTTTTAACGTTTTTGTCGTAGATGAAGCTGAAGAATTACCAGACTATGAAACATTCGAGAAAGTGTTCCTTTCTATTCGTAGCAAAGAAAAAAGAAATATTACTATTTTATTACTTAATCCTACGTCTATACAACATTGGATTTACAGAAAGTTTTTTGATGATAGAAATGTAGCAGCTGGTCATAATGGGGTTGTGGGTAATATTATGTATATTCATACTTCATATTTAGACGTTCCAAAAGAATATTTAGCTGAAAACATAGTTAAGTATTACGAAATGTTAAAAGAAACCAATGAAAAGAAATACAATGAGGTTGTGCTTGGTGGATGGGTAGAGGCTATTGAGGGGCGAGTATTCACCCACTTCAAACAAAATTCATATAAAGAATTTATAAATCTAAATCTTCCAGAGTTTTACGGAGTTGACTGGGGTAAAAATCACGGCTTCGGAATTATACATTGCAAGTACGACCAATACACAAACACGCTTTACACTCACGAATTAAATAGCAAATCTGAAAACCAATTAAGACAAGATTTAAACGAAGACCAAAGAAAGTTATTGAATGATGAAAACGGCGGTATTATCGTTTATACTTTTACTAGGTTAGGAATACCGAAAGATGCGCATATAATTTGTGATAGCGCACGACCAGATAATATATTTATGGTGCAGGATTTTGGATGGTATAGAGCAATCGGAATTGACAAACCAAAAGGCAGCGTAATGACTGGTATAGAATTAGTGCAATCAACTAATATTTTTTATACCAATGAAAGCAAAGGAATTGATAACGATTTTAAAAATTATCAATATGCAACTGACCGTTTAGGAGTTGTAGATGACGAAGTTGTAAAGTTGAATGATGATTGCGTTGACCCGATAAGATATGTAAGACGACACATAAGGAATATAGGGTTAGGATAAAAAATAATTACAAAAACACTTTTATATTAAAAAAAAAGGTATATTTGTAATCTAATGTTGTGATAACATGGGTTTAAAAGATTATAGTTTGATTAATAAAATTAACGCCTTAACTGATGCAAATTCGGTTAAGGCTTTATTCGTTGGTGTTTAATGAGTTGGAATTTAAATTTTAGCATAGGTAAGCTACCGAATTACGTCGAAAGAGATAGAAGCGGAAATGTTTTTTATTCCTTTTTAGATAATCTTTTTGGAAGTAAAAACAGTATTAACGACACGACAAAATACACATTAGAAAGTCCAGCGCTTTTAATGGCTCGTAAGTTTATTGCAGAATATGGTAGTTTAGCAAAGATTAACAGTTACAGAAATGGAAAGCTTTATCAACAAGATTATCTATATGAGCTATCATCTAAACCGAACCCTTTCCAAACTTGGACGGACTTAATATGGCAGTACTTTTTTTATGCCAATGCAGAGAATGTTTATTCATATTCACAAAACAAAGTAA